CCATAGTCTCACCACTCATCATCTTATCGGACGGCAGATAACCATCAGAAAGAGCGAATGACATGTTAGCTTTGCGAAGAACTTCCGGATCAATTGGTACCTCCTCTTTGGTGTCACTGTTAGTGAGATTGATAGCAGGCTGATACTGGAGGACGTTGCTCTTGATAATCTCTTTGATTGGAACAAAGAAAGAATACTCTAAACCCAGTGCCATCATGCGATTGCGAGAGCCTGCATTACTCATGACAGTTTCAAACTCGCTGCGAGTCTTATTTCCTTTTTGGAACTGACCCTGTGACACGCGATTCTGGCCGTTTGTGATATCTCCCATTTGGGCGATTGTCTGCGATAGATTTACAATCTCAGCAACACCATCATCACGATAGGGAACTTGGTAAATTGCTTCTGCCAAAGTTTTACCATAGGCAGAATTCTTTACTGGGATGCGAGCAACACTAGAGACTTGATCAATATCCTTCTTATTAATGCGAGAAGGATCATAGAACATGCGATCGTAAACCTTACGACGCTGTGATTCAAGTGCAGAGTTCATAAGTGAGGATGCTACTTCCTGCGTAGGAGTTACATTCTCAGCAAAAGATTTAGACTGCCATTCCATGCCATCTGCTGATGGTTTGCAGACTACGATTGGCAGGTAATTGTGGGCATTGGTTTGGCGCTCAGCAAAGATAACTACTTGACGGTTGATAATAATGAATTTCCAAATCTGCACATGGTTGCGATTCTTGCCGCGAATGGCGAAATCTGATGGGAGAATGCGAGCATACAGAACTGTCCATTCGTAAGCATTCTTGTAAGCAATTCCAGTTCCTTCTGTTGCTGCCAGTCCTGCCCATTGCATCCAGTCATGAGCTTGGCGGTCACCAGTAGGAAGGAGAGCACCGGGATTTATGCTGGGCATAAAAGTAGCAGCAGTGCGGTCTGTATCATTGGCGTTTGCAGGACCAGCAGATTCCAATGCTTTCCGAAAGTTCATGGTGCCGAGAGCGGGCAAATCTTCCATGCGTTTCTTGGTAGCAATACGCGACAGGATTTCTGTGTAGGATGCATACTCCCCATCAGTATGATTCTTTTCTGGGGAGACGCGAGTATCCAACACCACGTTGTACATATTAAGACGCTTGAGATAATTCCCAGCGTAGTATGTTTCTGTGGGAGTTCCTTCTTGTAGGTTGTTTTGCTGAGGTGTGGTGACTGAGAATAGTTTACGGTTTTCCCATACTACCTCAACTGCACCAACATCATATTTCAGGCCGTCTCGCATTGTTTGTAAAAGTTCGAGGGGCCATCCACAGCGAGTAGAATTCTCACCAATGATGGTATCCATCATGGTCATAGCATCTTGCTGCTCTGGCGGCGCAACAGTGCCAAAAATAGGGTAGCCTGATAGAAACACTTCTTGCAGATATGCAAGTGCCGTCTCCACGTGCGGCATCACTACTGGGACTGTGATGTTTTGAATCTTGGTAGGATCACCAGACTGGTTAGCAGCCTGTGCTTTCCGCTGTGTCAGGGAGTTATCATTTTCACGATAATATGCTTTATCTCGCACTTCCATCTGACTGCGAATGTTATAAGTTGTATTGTAGGCGTTCAGCGCAGAACTGAGGTAGTGAACTACCCGTTCTTGCGACTCCTCAGATATAACTAGCGGAAGTGTGGGTGCTGACATGTTGTGTTCCTAGGTCAAAATGGTAATGCGAGAGTACCAGTATGGGACGATTCTGGCATCATATCCTCTACAGTATCTGAAATCAATAGAGGCATCCAATCAGGATAGATTTCCATTGCTTTGTAGATGTATGCTATTAAGTCTAAGATCTCATCTTTGTTGTTAGTCTTGAGTGGGTTCCACTGAGTGATCTGATAGACTACAGCAGATCGCACAGATTTATGCAGTAGGATCTTTCCGGAGAGTAGCAGTTTCAGACCATCGCGGATGCGTGCATTCTTCTGCATGCCACCAGTAGTGATCTCACCTACGTTAATTCCAGTAACTCCAAGCTGCTCGTAAACTTGATTGAACCAGAAGATCAAAGTAGCTTGGTAGGCTCCACCCTCACAGATGATAAGCTGCATGTTATATTTAACAGCCATGAAGGTTGCTTGTTGGATTGTCTGGCCCGGATCAAGTTTCTTACTTACAACTTCTCGCATCACTGGGATGCCATCATAGATTAGGAACGCCCCAATACCAAGATCATCACCTTTCTTTTTACCAAGGGATGGGTCAATGATAATGCAACCACCTTGCGCTACTACATGATCTAGGTGATCTGGGCAGCTAGGAATCTTGGAGACATCAATGCCGGAGACAGTTCCAGAATCCTCATCATTCATTACTTCTGAGAAGAAGATCTCAGGATGCCCCATTTCTGTGTCGGAGCGTAGTTCTCCTAGCAGGTCGTCAAGTGATCGGTGTTCTGGCCACAGGCTGTTTCCATCTGCTAGGATTGCACCAGTAATGAAGGAGACCCACTCAGGGCTGTGTTTCAGTTGTCGGAGAATGCTTCCTTCGAAGGGATACATGTTACCAACAAAGATGAAGATACATCTGTGAGGGTGGCATGCTTTCATCAGTGTTCCTAGCATCCAGATCTTGAGCTGCTTTGCTACTTCTGGATTTGCTGCTTCGTCTCTGTTTTGCATGTCATCCATGATGACAACATCAGGACGCACGAATTTTAGGTTAAGACCGCGAAGCGAACTGCCAGCCCCAAGTGCGGCCAGAACAATATCACGACCACGGAAGGAGAACTTCTTAAATGCTAAGGTGTCTTGGTCGCAGCTTGCATTCCAACTCCCAAAGATGTTGCGAATGTTCGTGTTATTGAGCATGTCAGTAACATCAGAGAGAAAGTTCTCTGCTAGCTTTGCAGTGTTGCAGACTACTAGGATGAAGCGGCGATCAGAAAAGAGAATGAGCCAAGTGACATAGAGTTTCAGGACTACAGTTTTGGAGAATCCACGAGGAATTCCAAGTGCGTATTTTGGTTTCCCTTTCTTTTCCAATGCTTCTGTGCAGATCAGATTCCAGATTGCATGGAAGAGTGGAGGATATCCGTACTCATAGATTTCTGTGAGAATCAGAGATGCCAGGAAATCTAGGTTAGATTGAGCAAGGGCACTGATAGATGCACGGTCGGAGGAGACGTCTAGGAGTTGTGAGGCTTCTGCCAGTTCAGCAATCAGCGCAGCTCTGCTGGGATCGCTGGGATGAGGATTAGCAGTTGCATGGAACTCCTCAGCAACAGATTGCTTGCCAAGCAGACTATCATTTTCCGAAGTTTCCGAGAACATCACAGAACTCTCATCACTCCACCAATCATGGTAGCTGGTCGATTCTGAATGTTATCAAGGAGTGCCTCGGCCGCAGCTGTATCTGCTACTTTTGCTTTTGCTTTAATTTCTGTTGCTAGGATCTTGCGATCTTCTGAAAGTGCTGGTAGAGATTTCGATGGTAGTGTTGCCATGCTTCTTCCTGCGATTTCAATTACTTGATTCTGTGAGTTCATTTGAATGTGCACCGCTGCTGCTTTTGGTAAGACCAGTGTTACTTGCTGAGCACCCAGCGATTCTGGGCGCGAGTTAGTTGCAGGAGCAGCGTGCCGGTTTGCATTGTTGAGAGTTTGGAAGATCTTGGCGGCCTCCATAGCTGTCCGTACAAATGGCAGTTTTGCTTCCAGTACTGCCAGAGATTTCTTTTCGAGAGCTCCAATAGAGTCATCATGCTCGATGGCTGCTTCTAGTTTCTGGATACTGCGATCTGCTAGTGCTTGGATGAATGCAGGATCTTCTAAGATCTGAGATACTCGCCCGTCGGAGATTCCACAGGCAAGGGCCGCCGCACTCTGAGATACTCCTGCCGCCAGGAAACCTAGCAGTTTCTCTTGCACTGGATCTAGTAGTTCTGCGTTCATATCAGGCTGACGTAGGAGTGAATGTGAGGGAGAGTGTATCAGGGAACGGTACTGGTAGGAACAGGGGAAGGTGTTTGGAAATTTTTAGAAATAGTAGAAGTCTTTTATAGGTAATAAGAAGAACCTAGCCGTAAAAAAGCCCCACCCGGTATAGGGTGAGGCTGATTATTAGTGAGTATGTGCTTACTTAGCAGTTAGCCATTTTCTGTAGCGCATTACAGTGCATCACAGATCATCCATACTAACAGTAGTCGCTGCTGTCTTAGCGCTAAGTGCCTTAGAGATATGTGCTAGCCGTTGGATTAGCTCACTAGCTAGCGGTGTCTCCGAATCATCTGCGAGTAGGGTTATCAGCTTGTCTGCATCGCTTGGGAGTTTCAGACCATGATTCTTAGCTGCAAGGGTTGCTAGGCGATTACCCACAAAATCAGTAAAGCCCTTACCCTTGAGGGCCATGACAGTGAATAGCTTACTAGTGGGGAACCATGCCTCTACTTGCTCACGTTCAAAGGTGATAGAGCCGCGACTGCTACTAGTGTCATTAGACCATGCTAGGAGACTGGAGACTGTATAGTCTGCCAAGGCTACGGTGCGCGCCATTGGTTGCTCCGTCAAGTAGTCCCTTAGTCGTGCTGCTGCTATAGTCTTGAGTCCAGTAACTAGGATATCAGTAAGCCCTTGAGAGGCGCTCCCGTTCATACTGGCGGAGAGATTCCCCCAATGGTTTGCAGGGATCACAACTCGGCGGATTCTCTCAGCGTCGCTCAGTTCCTTGCCGCGCTTATCTGCGGAGACTTGGATTTGTCCGAGAGTAAGAGCGGGAGTTACTGTATCAATTGTTAATTCCGTAGTGTTGAGGATCATTTTGTTTTTTCCATTTCTGTAAAGTTGCTGCGAAATTGCAGCGATTAGTATTAAGCACTTTCTATGCCAAGTTTAGTTTCTACTATATTTTCCACTACATGAAATTTTACCCTGCTTTCCTTGTAATTTCCTATTGCTTGTGACATTTTGGTAATTTCTAGTTTAACAATTTTGTCAAGTGATTACATTTTCGTCACTTAAGGATTTTTGTAATTGTTTCGCTTAGTTTACATTCTGCTTTGTAAAATAAACAAGAGTTTCTGATTAGTTTGTTTCTCTGTTTGATTATTCATTTTCTGCTAGTTTCTCTCCTTCTTTGCCTTCCCGTTGTACACTATGTTCACAATGTAGCTATGTTCCGTTGTAACACGTACCCATTCCCACTATTTCGGGGTCCCTTCTTTTCCCTCTTATTACTGATAGCTTCCTATCAGTTTCTATCTATCCCCTTCTTTCATTTCTAATAGATTTATTTCTTTGTAAGGTTAAAAATTAATGTGGGGGTCAAAACTACGTCAAACCACAGAGACCAAGAGTAGGAGTAACAGAGAGAGTCCAAGGAACTAATAACCCAGAAGGGATCAAAGGGGCAAATAGTGATATCTGGTATGTGTTACAAGTGAACATTGATACAAAGTGAACATTGTGAACATAGAGGAAGTCTGTGATCCTGCTATAACTAGTCTGCTTGGCAACCAAGATGGTATCAGTTAGTCTGCTTGGCAACCAAGAATTGATGAGTTTCCAGCATTTACAGAGAATTATTACATCCACATCAAGAGAACAAAAAGGGCTTGACAAACCTGATTCTTTTACCTATACTATGTGAGTCACCTAGGAGAACGCCTAGGAGACTATTACCAGTAACTACTAATAGTAAGGACTCATAACATGCATACACAATCTAACACTGCCAATCAAACCACTAAATCCAAGAGTCACTCTCATGGAATGGTTTCTCTGCTTGATTCTTCACTGCGAGCAAGTCTCCATCAGCAAGAATACTTTGCTCTTTCGGCCGCACTGTTTGCTAGCAGTTCCCTCAAGAATAAACTGCCAAGAATTGTGCATACTTGCAAGCATCAGACCAAGAATCAAGGAGTTTAAGCATGACAACGCCGACTGTCAGTGTATCTGACACAATCATACCAGTGCAATCTGACGCCACAGTAATACTGTGGTATGAATTGGGATTCATTTATGAGCGCATGTTTCCAACCAAAATTGCATTAGAAATCTATCTGCGTAATCGTTACCCTCACAAGGATGCAGAATACAGGGATGGACTAGTTATGTTTATAGATTACCATAGATTCCAATAGTCTGCTTGGCAACCAACAGATAATCATCAGATAATCGTCAGATAATCACCAAGACTGACAAACCAATCTCCAATAGAAAGAAACCATCATGAAACTATCTCCAGCACTCATTCTCCTGCTTGAGCAAGAACTTACACACGCTTGCCCACTGCTGTCTGTGGCTCTTAATTACGAAGAGACTGCACAGTATTTCAACGCTGCTGACCTTAACAAGCAAATGGATAAGCCTGGAAATTCAGTAAGCGAATATTGGGAGTTCACAACTACAATGATCCTTCTGATGCTAGAAGCTAATGACTCTGAGTCCTGAACTAGCAGCAGAATTGCGAGCAAGGGCCGAACAGATTCTTACCAGAATCAAGGCGGCTAAACTTGCTAATCCTAATCCTTCACCAGTAGTGAGAACTTCAAAGCCTACTGGCTCTGGTGATGGATTTATCGACTGCATGAATACTCTCAACGATATTGCAACTAAATAAACAGTATGACTACTACTAAC